GCAACATATTAAAGATTATTAAAAAACTATTTGACAATTATTATTAACCAATTATTTTATTATGGATATTAAAGAAAGCTACAAAAATGAAATGCTTAATCTAATTGAGCAACACTCTGAAATTCAAGAGCAAGAAGCTGTTGAAGAAAAAGAAGAAACAGTAGAAACTGAAAATATCGAAGAATCACCACAAGAAGAAGAAACCGAAAATAAAGAGAGTGAAAATATAGAACCAGAAGTTGATTTTGATAAGGAATTATCAGGATTACCTAAGGAACTTATCGAAACTGTCAAAACATTTAAAGACCCTGAAGACAGGGCAAAAGCTATAAAGATTGCCAAGGAACAGCGTGCTCGAGAAGACAGGCTGCACTTACAACTAGGCAATTCTAAAAAAGAGCTTGAAAATATAAGCGGATTATTGAAAAGTATTCAAAGTAATCCTGCCGAAACTTTTAAAGCACTTGCAAAACAAGTCAATTTTGACTTAAGAAATGCCGTAGATGAAGCTGTTATGGAAGATGAGTTATATCTCACGCCAGAAGAGCAAATCAGACGCGAATCAAAACATATACAACAAAATTCTTATAAACAATTACAAGAAGAGGTTAATAAGAGAGAAGCAAGAGAATTGTTGGCGGATTTTTTAGAGGATACTTCCCGTGACGAAGAATTAATAACAAACTATCAATCTGAATTTGTTAATTTTTATAATCAAGAATTACAAAAAGAAGGTGTTAAAGATTATTATCCTTTAAAAAATAGAAAAAAAGCATTAGAAATAGCTTATAAAAAATTAGAAATATTGCAACCTGATTATGAAGATAAAATGAGAGCAAAAATTTTAAAAGAAATGAATGAGCAAAAAAAGGAAAAATTTGATGAAGCCAAGAGGCAACAAAAAATTTCTAAACCTGTAGCTAATGCGAATAAGCCAACAACTTACGAAGAAACTCAAAAAGCTCTAATTAGTAAATACTATGTATAAGAATATAATTATTTAGTAATTTAAAACAACAATTATATGGCTGGAAATCCAAATTATACTTCATTAATTTCGTCAACTCTTGACGCATTTATGAAAGACAAGCTTACCTCTTCGGTAATCGGCAATAACGCATTGTTAAAAACATTGCAAAACAAAGGTAAAATTGTTCACGAAACTGGCGGTAAATCATTTGTAGAAAATATTGCTTACGCAAGCAATACAACTGTTCAATTTCAAGACCCTACAGATTTGTTAGATACAACTCCACAAGAAGAATTTACTTCTGCGGTGTTTTCTCAAAAAATGCTTACAGGAACTGAAACAATTTCTCAAAAAGAGTTATTGCAAAACAGAGGTAAAGCTCAAATTTTTAATTTACTTGAAGGTAAAAGAAAAAATTTACTTGATAGTCTTAAAAATGCTGTAGGAAGTGCATTATTCGGCGATGGAACTGGATCTAGTGGTCTTACTATTGGCGGTTTACAATTGTTAGTTGCTGATGATCCAACAACTGGAACAGTTGGCGGAATTGATCGCTCAACCAACACTTTTTGGAGAAACCAAGTTTATGATTTCTCTACTTCTGCTAGTGGCAATGCTTCTGCAACAAATATTCAAGCTGGTATGAATAGTTTATATTTATCTTGCCAAGTTCAAGAAGGAGCTTTTCCTGATTTGATTCTTGCTGATAGAAATTATTTTACCTTTTTTGAAAATTCTTTGCAACAAATTCAAAGAATCACAACTACTGGTGAAGGAAAATTAGGCTTTGAACAATTAGCTTACAAATCAAGCCAAGTTGTTTATGATCCAAGTTGCCCTGAAAATCACATGTATTTCTTAAATACTGATTATGTTAAATTCCAACATTTGACTGATTCATTATTTGATAAAGGCGAAACACAAAGACCAATTAATCAATTGTATTATGTGACTCCTGTTTACATGTATGGAAATTTAACTATAAGCTCTGCTAGAGTTCATGGTGTTGCTAAAAATTAATTTTAAGGAAAAATATGTCTAATTTTATAAATATTGAGGCTGATATTGTACCACAAGCAATATCTGAAACTTCAACAACTCGTAATTGTGCTTTAGGTAAAATTATTAGAGCTGTTGATAAAGATTCAACTAACTACGGAGTTGGTGAATTTATATACTTAAAAGGTGCAGCTTCTACAGTTGTTGGTTCAATTGTTTCCTATGCTGCTGATGATTTTACAACTTCATTAGCCGTAGCTAACGATAGAGCTCCAATTGCTATTGCTATGTCTGCCAATGTTGCCCATCAATATGGTTGGTATCAAATTTCTGGTAAAGCAGTTGGTAAAGTTCTAACGGCTTTTGCTGATAATGCTACTTGTTATTTAACCTCAACAGCTGGGTCAATTGATGATGCCGTAGTTGCTGGTGATTTAATTTATCGCATGAAAGGTGCTTCTGCTATAGGAACTCCTTCAGCAGGACTTGCTGAACTAGATATTGAGCGTCCATTTGTTCAAGATGGTGCAACAGTCTAAAACTTATAGTTAGGGGGGCTAATACTCCCCTAATTTAATCTTAAATTATAAATTATGACAAATATTGTAGAGCCAATTAACCAATATAGAACCGAAGAAAAAGACAAACTTATTGTTCAGTTTTTTGATAAAAAAAGACAAACCACAAATGAAGATTTAGAGACAATAGACACTTTAGACGAAAATGGTAAGCCAATTTATGATTTATATGTTGAAATTTACAATAAAGAAGATCCATATTCTGTAGTATGCAAAAGCGTAGAAAAAAATGATTATGTAATTACATTAAAAACTGGAACCAAAAAAAGATTTAAATACGATGAAGTTTATAAAAAAGCTTATAAAATTTATTTAGATAGAAAAAACAAGATAGAAGAAGAAAATAAAATTGATTTATTAAAAGATATAAAAATTGAAGAATTAAAAGCAGAATTAGCTAAATTAAAAGAAAAATCTAAAAAAATTAATAAAGAAGAACCAAAAATAATTAATGAATTAGAATAATGAGCTTACTTACCCTTTGCACAGATATATTAAGAGAAACTAAATCATCGAATATTCCCGCAACTATTATCGGGAATAACGATGATGTTTCTCAACAAATATTTCAAGCAGTAAAAACTAGTATAACTGATTTAGCTAGAAATTATCAATGGCAGGAACTTCAAAAAGAAAATAACTTTTCAAGTGTTGTAAACCAAGCCACTTATGATTTACCTTCTGATTTTGATAGATTAGTTGATAATACTTTTTGGAATGCTAGTCAAAATTGGGCAATGATAGGGGGCTTAACTCCTGAAAGCTGGAGAGTCTTAAAAAATTCATTAATTACACAAGCCGAAACGGTTCAATACTACAGAATTAGAAATAATCAAGTAGTTATTCATAGAACGCCGTCAGTTGTTGAAAACTATGTGTATGAATATATTACAAAAAACATTGTTAAAAGCTCCTCCAATGTCGAACAAACAGGTTTTTTAGCTGATAGCGATGTTCCTGTAATTGATGAATATATTTTAAGATTAGACACAACTTGGAGATGGTTAAAAAATAACGGCAGGGCTTACGCTGAAGAAAAGTTAATTGCCGAAAAAGCTATTGCCGAAAGAATTAAAGCAAATGGATCAAGAGGAACAATTACAGCTAAACCAATTATTGATATTTATAATTCTAACATTAGTGCTTATAAACCAATTAATGTATGAGACAATCAATAAGTTCAAAACCATTATTGCAAGAAAGAAACGGACAAGCACTTAGAGTAAACATTCCTTCACCTTACGGCGGTTTAAATACTCGAGATTCTGAAAGCAACATGGAGCCAACTGATGCGGTTGTATTAGAAAATTTTATACCCGAACAAGGAGCGGTTAAATCAAGAAAAGGTTTTATTCCTTATTGCACTGGTTTAACTAGCTATGTAGAAACACTAATTGAGCATTACTCACAAGCTACAAGAAAATTTTTAGCGTGCCATGATGGAAAAATAAGCAACATTACAAACCCCGCAAGTGTAAGTGTTTTAGGTAGCGGATATACTAACAACAAATGGTCAACAGTAGCTTTTAATGGCTATACTTTATTAGTAAACGGACAAGATGCTCCAATCAAATTTGATGGCTCAACAATCACAAGCAATGCAATAAATCCTACTGGTGGCTCTGCTTCTTCTTTAAATGGAATAAACATATTTAAAAATACAGTTTATGTTTGGGATACCAATTACCCTTATTTTTGGCACGGCGCCGTAAATGCTATTGCGGGAACATTTCAAAAATTTGATTTAAGTTTTGTTTGCCCTAATGGTGGCAATGTTTTAAGAATGGAAACAATTACTAGAGATGGTGGCTCGGGGGTTGATGATTATTGTGCATTTATAATGTCAAATGGTTATGCGGTTGTTTATGAAGGAGACGACCCTAGCAAAGCTAATCAATGGGCATTAGTTGGCGTTTATAAAATAGGCGTGCCAATGTCTATTAGGTCAACTTGTAAAGTATCTGGCGATGTTGCAATATTAACCAATCAAGACTTTGTTTTATTTTCAACTGTTTTGCAAAATGAAGGGCAAATTGTAAGTAATACCAAATTAAGTGGTGCGGTTATTGATGTTGCTCAAAAATATATTAATAACAGCGGTTGGGAAGTAGTGGCATATCCAAGAGGAGGTTTATTATTTTTTAATGTTCCACTTGCCACAAATACACAATACGAGCAATACGGTTTTAGCACAATTACAGGTGCAGGATTTAAATTTTCTGGACTAAATGCTATAACTTGGGGTTTGTATAATCAAAGGCTTTATTTTGGTGGAAATGGTGCGGTATATTTATTTGATGAAGGTTCAGAAGACAATGGAACTTTTATTAATTGCAAAGCACAAACAGCTTACAACAATTTAGGCTCACCAGCTGAAAAAATTATTAATTCTTATAGAAATACTATAAAAATTGATGGCTCCGCAACTGTTAATAGCATTGTTAATTTTGATTACGGCAGAACATTAACAAGACAAACAAACAGCGTTGAAGCAAGCGGAAGTGTTTGGGACGATGCTGAGTGGGATACTTCTGAATGGTCTTCAGAAAATGAAACACAAAACAAATTAGTTTATGCGTCAGGACAAGGTGTTGATTTGTCAATGAGGATAGAAGCTAATTTAAAAGGTCAACAGCTAAGTTGGTATAGAACCGACTATAGCGTAAATGTCAACAATATTTTATAAATTATATATGAATTTAAAAAAATTTCAAGAAACAACTGGATGGAAGTTAAAAACAATACAAAATGCAGATAAAGACAAACAAATAAATTCAACAAATATATTTTCTAATTTAAGCTCTACTGAAAAAAAAGATTTGTTGTTAAATAATCCTAATATTATTACTCCTGAAGGAAGTCAAACTTATGATCCTTATACAAATACTTTAAAATTAAATGAATCTGAATTTACTAAAAATCAAAGATTAGACCAAGAAAGGTTGGCAATGCAATTAAGCGGTTCATTAACTGGTAATTTGCCGTCAACTGATAACGAAGCAGTAAGACAAGCAACATTTGAATTAGGAAAAAGACAATTAGACCCTGAATTAAAAAGCCAAAGGGAAGCTTTAGCAACTAGATTAGCAAATCAAGGTATTCCTATTGGAAGTGAAGCTTATAATGCTGAAATGAATAGATTAGAACGCTCGCAAGGCGACCAATTAAATGCCTTATCTTTACAAAGCTTACAAACTGGTATTCAAACAGCCGAGGCACAAAGAGCCGCTAGATTTAATGAAATATCTTCATTATTAGGTAGAACTCAAGTTGGTGCGGGAACTAATTTTGGACAATATCAATCTAATTATCAAGGTTTGGATTTAATGGGGGCACAACAAGCTGAATTAAATAGACAAAATCAAATGAATATAGCAAACCAACAAGCGGAGGCAGCAGTTACCGCAGCACAATGGCAAGCCGCAGGTTCTGCAATTGGTGGAATTGGTAAGGCATTCTCTGATATTGATTTAAAAACTAACATTAAATTTGAAAATAAATTAATAAATAACTTGCCTATTTATTCATTTGAATATAAAAATAGTAAATATGGAGTTGGACGCTTTGAAGGTGTCATGGCTCAAGATGTAGAAAAAACCTATCCTGAAGCCGTCGGAATTAATCCAGAGGGTTATAAAATGGTTGATTACTCTAAAATTGGAATAGAATTTAGGAGGGTTAATTAATGAGACCTAGTGGAAGAATTGAAACATTAGCTCGCAGGGGCAAAAATGTTGAAAGACAGCTTTTAGAAAATGCTTTAGCAAGTTCTCAAAATGTTAGTCAATTTGCTATGGATCCTAGCAACTTTGGCAGTGGTAGAGCTGGAGCATTTGGTGCAATTGCTCAAGGTTTAACTGCTGGAGCAGGTGCATTTGCTCAATATAGAAATAAACAAAAATTAGCTCAATTAAACTCCGAAGATGCTGACGCTTTCGCACAATTTGCAACGGAAAAGGGCAATCCTGAGCTAGCTAATGTAGCCTCAAGATTAAGCCCAGAAAGTAGAGAAGCTTATTACCTTTCAATGGCTTTACCTCAATCGCAAAATAGCAATATTCCTTCGGCAATTAGAGAATTTGAATATTACAAAACTTTACCAACAGAACAACAAGCTCAATATCTTGGCGTTAAAAGAAATATAGCTGGCGAAGGTGGTATTGTTAGATCAACTGGAGCTATTGAAACATTAGGAGGCTATGGACAAGCTGGTGCCCAAAAGACAGGAATGGAGCAAACTGCTAAAAATGTTAGTGATTTAAATTATAAACCTTCTATAGCGGGAAAATCCACTTTTGCTGAAGGAAAAGCGGAGGAAGATGTTAAAGCACAAGAAAAGTTTAACAAGGTTAATGCTGACGCTAGTAATTTAACAAGTTTATTGGATACTTTAACAACTCACCCTGGCGTTCCTGATTTATTTGGTGCCAAAGGCGGTGGTGCAATTTTATCTTATGTTGGCAAAAAAGAACCAATTGCAGGCAGTAATGCGGCAGGAGCAAAAGCTTTATTCGACCAAGTTAAAGGGCAACAATTCCTACAAGCATTTGAAAACTTAAAAGGTGGTGGTCAAATTTCTGAAAAAGAAGGTGAATCAGCAACTAAAGCTTTGTCTGCATTAAATGAAAATATAAGCGAAAAAGAATTAATAAAAAATATTGGAATCCTAAAAAGCACTATTGATAAAGCAAAAACTAGAGCCGCAATTCGTGCAAATCAAGGTTACCAAAGGGGAAGCGTTCAAATTAACAACCAAAATGTAGATCCAAATCAAATGGGTTTAGATTTAACAACAATGATGGGCAATCAAAGAAGCCCACAACAAAAACCAGCTAGCAATATTAAATTTTTGGGGTTTGAATAATGCCAATAGCTAAAATACAATTACCAGACGGAAGAATAGGAAGATTTGAAGTAGCAGAAGGCACAACGCCCGACCAAGTATTAGAATTTGCCAATAATCAATTTGGCGGACAACAACAAATGCAACAACCACAAGAAAGAGTTCCAACTCAACCTACGCAATATGTAGAAAAAAACACGCAACCTCAACCTTTAAGCCAAAAAGAAGCTTTATTAACTACAGCAACTAATATACCATTTGCACCAAGAATTAAAGCGGGATTAAGTGCAATATCTGCAAAAGCACAAGGTGGCGATGAATCAATATCAAGATTCTATGATGAAGCTTTAAGCAATGAATTATCTAAGTTAAGACAGGCAAGAGAGCAATATCCAAAACAATCATTTGCAAGTCAATTAGCAACTGATGTTGTTGGAGGAGGAAGAATATTAAAAAGCTTAGGTGTAGCTGGCAATACAGCAAAACAAGCCTTAGCAGGTGGAGCGGTAATAGGTGGTTTAACAGCATTAGGTGAAACAAAAGATATAAGCAATCTTCCGCAATCATCAACTGATTTATTAGCTGGTGGAATTGCTGGAGGTGTTGGTGGCGTTGCTGGTCAACAAGCTGTTAAAGCATTAGGCAAAGCAAGTAAAGCCCTTCCGAGTATTATTCAAAAATTTAAACCAAATACTCCTGAAAAAGTTTTATCTAAGGTTATAACCCCCGAAGAAGCAGGCACACAAGCTCGTAAATTAGCAAGTAAAATAGAACAAGGAAGAATTACCTCATTACCTGAGCAAGGTGATGAAAATATTTTAGGATTAACTAGATTACTCGGTAAAACCCAAGGTAGCAATAAAGTTATTGCTGATTACATAAACAAAAAATCTATAACATCATCAAAAAGAGTTGGTGATTTAATAAACAAAAACATTAGTAGCGAAAACTATTTTGATAGCATTGACAATATAGTTAAAACAAGAAGTGAAGTTGCTTCACCGTTATTTAAAAAAGGTTATGAAGAGGGAAATATTGCCTTGAATCAAGCTATGACTTCGCCACTACCAAATAATGCAAGAGTTGGTAAAATTAGAGAGCTAATTAATGACGATAGAGTAAAAAATGTTATTGCAAAAGCAAGGCAAGATTACGGAATTAATCAAGATATTCCTGATGTTTCTATCGAGAGTTTACACGGTGCAAGACAAGTTGTTGATGATATTATAAACACCGCTAAAAGAGCTGGAGAAAACAACAAAGCTAGAAGCTACATTAATTTAAAACAACAATTAAATAATGTAATCTATGATGTTGCCCCAACAATGAAACAAGCCGATAAAACATTTGCTGGCTTGTCAGCATTAAAAAACTCACAAGAAGAAGGTTTAAATTTTGGTAAATTAAGAAATGGCGAAGAAGTTAAAAGATATATTTCTGGTTTAAGCGACGGAGAAAAAGAAACTTATAAAATAGGGATTAAAGATTATCTAATGGATAAAGCCATGAAAACTGGCGATGCTAATTCATCTGCACGCAAAATATTCTCGCAACCATTAGAAAGAAAAAAATTAGAAGCCGTATTTAATAACAAAAAACAATTTAATGATTTTGCTGGAAGAATGAATGATGAAATTAGAGTTTTTGATACAAAACAAAGAATTGTAGGTGGCTCAAGAACTGATTTTAATATGCAAGAAGGAGCCGAGTTATTAGATAAAGTAGCAAAAGGTGCAATAAACGCTAAAACATTTGGAATTTCTAATGTTATTTTAACTGCAACCGATGCTATTAAAAAAAGATATTACGGTTTAAATGAAAAAACAGCAAAAGAATTGGCAAGAATTATTGTTGATCCTTTTGAATCAGTAAAAGTTTTAAACCGCATTTATCAAAAAGCACAAACACCACAAGAAAAAATGTTAATACAAAAATTTGCTGATCATTTTGCAAATAAGAATTTTACCGCACCAATTGCTTCAAAATTAGGTCGAGCAATGGCAACAGAACAATTAAACAACGAGGAGAACCAAAATGGCATTTAACGGGTCAGGCACATTTAATAGAATTTATAATTGGGTAAATGATAAAGCTAATGGCTTTAAAATTACTGCAAGCCGTATGGATGGTGAATTTGACGGAATAGCAACTGGATTATCTCAATGTATTACAAAAGATGGACAAACTACAATAACGGCAAATATTCCCTTTAACAGCAATAAAATTACGGGTTTAGGCAATGGAACGGCAAGAACCGATGTTATTAATGTTGGACAAGTTCAAGATAATCAATTTCAATATTTAGGGACTACGGGAGGAACTGCCGATGCTTATACATTAACGCCTTCACCATCAATCATTGCTTATGCAACTACTCAACAAATTACTGCCAAAATAAATGCTATTAATTTGACTACAACTCCTTATCTGCAAATAAGCGGTATTGCCAATCCAGCAACTACAGCGGTTATTAAAAAATTAAGTGCCACTAAAACTGAAATTGCGGTTGAAGCTAGTGATTTATTAATTAATGGTATTTACCATTTTCAAAGAAATTCTGCCAATGATGCTTGGATAATTTTAAATCCT